TGAAAAAAAGTGATTTGACACCTAATTTGACATTATGAAAAAGCAGAAAACACCCAAGATAAAGAAGGCTATCAAGCGGAAGGTGGCTAAGAAGAAAACGGTCAAGAAAAAGGAATCTCCGCCGCCGAAGAAAAAGACCGGGTACAACGATAAGACAGGTTTGGTGATTGAGACTCTAATCGCGTGCGGGATGAATCTTGAGATGGTGTGCGGGGCGCTCAAAATTCGCCGGCAGACGCTCTGGAACTGGCGCAGGGACCATCCGGAACTCGAAACGGCTATCGAGGATGGGCGGCTAAAGAGGGCTGATCGGGGCGAGGATGTGCTTTTCGATATGGCTGAGCCGCATGATGAGGTTGTGGTGAAGGTGAAAGAGGGTGAGGAAACTGAAATCGAGACTACTACGAAAAAGAATGTTGTTAGCGAGCGGCTGCTGCTCAAGATGCTTGAGGCTAATAAGCCGGAGAAGTACGGTAAGAAGGTTGAGCTTGGTCACAAGTTCACTTTCGGGGATTTGGCAAAGATGGCGTTGGGAGACGACGAAAAATGAGCAGGCAGCAGGCCAGGGCTATGCTTCGTAAGTATCAGAAGGACTGGCACGGGTTCTATACTGATATTCTCGGTGTTCCGGCTGAGCATATATGGTCGAAGATGCACGAGATCAACGATTCTATTCGGGACAATGAGAACACTGCGGTCCGGGCGGGTCACGGCGTTTCCAAAACTTTCGATATTGCGAGGATGTGCCTGCAGTTTCTCTGCTGCCATCCGCCGGCCACTGTAGTAACGACGGCACCTACCGGCAAGCAGGTCAAAGACGTTCTCTGGCGTGAGATACGTGATGCTCACACAAACGCGAAGTTTCCTTTGGGTGGCAAGCTCACTACGACTATGCTGGATTACCAGGAATCGACGGGATTATTGTGGTTTGCGACGGGATTCTCGACCAAGCCGGAAACGGTTACGGCCGAGGCGACAGCTTTTCAGGGCTACCATAACCAGCATTTGATGATAGCGTTCGAGGAGGCTGCCGGTATCCATCCGGCGATATGGCGGGCGGCCCAACATATAGGCGCGCCGCATCGGAGGTTCGTCGCTATAGGCAATGCAACCAGTAAATCGGGCGAGTTCCCGGCCTGTTTCAAAAGCCCTCTCTACAATAAAATTGTGGTCAGTGTTAAGGACACGCCGAACTTTATAGAGGGCAGAGAGGTTATTCCGAAGATTTACGGCAGGGCTTATGAGCAAGCGATTCGGATCAGGTATGGTGAGGACTCAGACGAATATGCGGTTCGGGTGTTGGGCGAGATATCTCGCAAGGGTTCGGAGGGCAGTTATTACGGGCGGATACTGGCCGATATGGCGGCTCGCGACAGGATTGGTCGGCTTGACCACGATCCGAACTATGATGTTTACGTTGCCTGGGATATAGGCTATACGACGGCAATCTGGCTGTTTCAGTTGGTGGGGAATAACGTTCATTTTATCAAATACTATGAAGATTCGGGGCCGGGGATACCCGATTACGTTCGGTTATTGACGGAATGGGGTAAGGAGGGGAACTATCATTGGGGTTTCGATATTGTGCCGTGCGATATGGACTCGAACAGTACGCGGATCATTACGGGGAATACGGCGCTCGATGAATTGAGGGCACTCGGGCGTAAGGTTGTTGCATTGAAGGTCGAGAGGCGGGTTATCGAGGGGATCGAGCGGACGAAAAGGTTTTTGAGGCGATGCCTATTCTCGAGGGAGGGATGCCCCAAGGGCCTCGAACGGCTCGAAAACTATCATGAAGGCAAAAATGTGCAGATGAGTACGGAAGATGAGTCGGTGTTTACGGGCGTGCCGGCCAAAGACGGGAATGATCATGGGGCCGATGCCATGCGATATGCGTCGAAAGCGGTCGAAGAAATGCATCTGGGATCCGGCATGACGGCTCAAGAGGATCGGGAGTTGTTTGCGAAGTATGGCGGTTGACAGATGAAGTGTTGGTTGTATCGAAAGATAATGAAAATGCTCTGGCGTGTTTCGTACAGGCTTTAAGGGAAATAAAATGAATGGAAACGTTGTTTTCGAGGGCAGATTGTGTGAATTGATACGTATCCGGGGCCTTGATTTGTTAAGGGCGCGAGAGGCGTCGGGTCTTAGCCAGGGGGGGCTTGCTTTGAGGCTCAGAGCTATGGGAATCGATAAGATCGGCCGGCGCGACGTTTGTCAAAAGACGGTTTCATATCTCGAATTGCAAGAAAGTTTTACGGTGGGTATATTGGTTTTTAGGGTGTTAGGGGCGATTCTCGGCGCGGGGGCGATAAATTAGAACGAATGTTCTAAGCAGGGGGTTGGTGACATTAGCGGAGTGGTCGATAATCAGGGGGTATGGTTGATTCGATTCAAATAGGTGGAAGTTACCGTGCTACAGCCGACGATCCCGCATCCGCGGATCGTCGGCCTTGTATTTGGGGGGTAGTTATGTGAATGATGCCGATGTAATTCAGGATTTCGACGATGCTTATGAGCTTGCTCAGGCCGGCTGGTCGCAGTGGCATGGCGAGGCTGACAAGGATCTGCAATTTTACGAGGGGGCCCAGTGGGATCCTTCGGACCTGGCGTATCTGAAAGGGAAGAAACGCCAGGCTTGGGTTATCAATCGGATCCGGCGGATAGTTAAATTAGTGGGCGGTTACGAGCGGAGGAATCGCACGATATTGAAGGTTTCTGCGATTGGCGCCGAGGATGAGCAGGTAGCCAGTCAGCATTCGGCTGCTCTTCGCAATGTGATGAGGGGCAGGACGGCCGGGGTATTGAGCGATGCGTTCAAGTTCGGGGCCTTGATTACGGGTGCTAATCTCGTTAATTTCTGGCCGCAAGGCGATAGAATTGAATTTGCCCGCAACCCGCACACTAAGTTTCGGCTTGATCCGTATTTCACCAGAAGGGACCTTAAAGATTGCAGGTTCATACTCAGGCGTGAGATGATAACGCATAAGATGGCCGAGAAACTGGTGCCGGCCTCCGCCAAATCAAAAATTAAGGGTATCGACGATACTGGCGGCGACGGCAAGTATGCGGATTTAGCGACTCACAACATATATGGCGAGGATATTCTGCCTTACGACGAGTTTTGGCGGCGGGTGGAAAAGAGTACGAAGATAGTAGTTGATAGGCAAATGTGGAAGGAATACCCTTACGCCACACTGATCGAGCAGGCGGTCCAACAGAAGGGGGTAATGCCGAGCGATGCCAAGAAGATGCTCGATAGGATATTAGCCGAGGATCCGCGGTTCACGGGTTACGATAAGTCAAGCGAAACCGTTCGGCTTGATGTCCTTTACGGCGGTGTGGTTGTCTGGGGCGGCGAGGACCCTTACGGTATCGGCGACTATAACTTCGAACTGGTGGCGGGCGATTTCATACCGGAAGAAAAACGGGATGGTAATAAAATATGCGGGATAGTGAGGGCGGCGAGGGATCCCCAGACCGCCGATAATCGGCGGGTGTGCCAGTTGCACGATATCTTTGAGAGCACAATTCAGACGGGTTACGCTGCAAGGGCAGATGCTTTGGTCGATAAGGATGCGCTCTACCAGGCGGGGCAGGGGCGACATATATATCTTAAGGGCGCGGGCGACGTGAACCGGGATATCCGGCAATTGAACAGTGCGGGTTTACCGCCCGGCATGGCCCAACTCGAGGAGGCTACGGGCCGGATGATAGTGGAGGTTACGGGCGCTAATGAGGAGGCTTTGGGCGGCGGCGATCAGAAGGATATCCCGGCTCTGCTCTCGAAGCTCCGGCAGGGTTCGGCGCTCACGATATTTCAGGAGGAGTTCGATAATTTCAATGATGCGAAGATCGGTATGGGTACGAAGCTGATTCACATGGTGCAGGCGATGTTCAAGGGCCAGCCGCAAAAGGTCGCTCGGATGATAAGTCAGCAGCCGGTTCCGAATTTCTTCGATCCGGACATTACCGCGAACGATATTACCGTTACCGAGGGGATGGAGACAGAGACTCAGAGGCAGACGGCGGCTGCTCACCTTCTATATCTCAAGAGCTTGGGTTCCAAGGTCGGCGATCCTGCTCCTATCCCGTGGAGCGCGATTCTCGAACTCTCGACTATCGAATTAAAAGAAGTGCTAATGAAGCACATTAAGCAGTCCGAGCAGCAGCAGTCTCAGATGAAGCAGGCCGAATCGCAGGCTAAGCAACTCACCGAGCGTGCGAAACAGGCGCGGATCGCCGCGGACCTGGGCCGAGCGGCGGAGCGGCATTCTCAAGTCGAGGAGAATAAGGCCGGGGCGGCCCTGAATAGAGCGAAAACGGCTGCTGAAATTAACGAGATGGGCTGGAACCGGATGATGGGGCTGCTCGATAGGGCGATAGCGCTCGAGAATCAGCCGGCGATAACGAAGAGATAATGCAATGGGAATTAAACAGCGAATAACGTTAGGCGATGCTCGGAAGTGGCTGTTGGATGATATGAAGGCCAAACTCGCCGCGCTGATTGAGCGGGAAGGGCATAGGCCCGACCCTTACTATATCCTG